GACCTCTTCCAGTTCGTGCAGATAGCAGTAGTCCACGATCGAATCCGCGGCCGCGGTCCAATCTTGGATGAACGTTCCGGCAAGTGAACGTCCCGACAACTTCCGTCCCACCGCGATCAGATCGCCGCACAACGTTTCTTGCGCGGACCCGTCGTCTTCGTACGACGAATTGACCCGTGCGTTCGTCACTTGGCACGAAAAATCCACATCGTTGGGGGACGTCCCCAACGTCAACGTGCCATCCTTCAACCGCGATTCAACAACGGCCATGTTCAGATCCCTTCGGTGACTAGTTCGATTCGGTACGCGGGTAGCGGGGGTGCGTCGGGGGACAGCACATAACTTTGAAGATCAGCGCGGGACACGTCCAGCACCGCGGCCACCGCGTCGCACAACCCGTCCAACGCTTTGAACGCGTCGGCGTTGCCAGCACCGGGGACCAATGCCCACAACACGAAGTCCGCGGAATACCCACACGCAATGTCATAGGTTCGATTCGGTGGGGTGACCAGCACACACGGCGGGGTTGCAGCTCGAGGATCCACGGTGGCCACGATCCCGTCCGCGGTCAATTTTCCGACCAGTTCCAACGCACGGTCGTAACTGGTCACGCGACCACCGACCGTTGGTATTCCCCAAGTTCCAACAGTGATCGGACTTCCGGATCAATCCGGGGGATCAGTGACGTTCCCAAGTCGGCGAACGCGGCAACCCCTTGGATGCTTCCCCGTCGTCCGTACAACCGTGCGGCTTGCACGATCGCGGCTTGGTCAACGCGTGGTGGCCATGTCGGCAACACGGTCCCGTCACCGGGGTCCGTCGTCAGATCGGCGCGCCACATGACCACCGCGTCATTGGCCGCGGCCACCGCAGCATCCATCGCGGCTTGGTCAACCGACGTTGCCGGATCGATCCCCAAGTACGTGCGAAGTGCTGCGGTGGTCGCGGGCATTTACGACTACTTCCGCGACGACGATCCGGACGTGCCCACCACCGCGCCAACCGTGCACTTGGCCGCGGCCAGCGGTTCGGGGACGGTGGCCACGGCGCGAATCTCGGCCAGTAGCAGGATCAAGTTCCGGACGAAGTAGTCCGCGTGGGAATCCGTCATGTAAAGCGCGGTCGTTCCCCGACTAAACAACGTCACCGCGGCGTTGAAGTCCCCCACGTACGCGGTCCCCGCCGGGATGGACGGAACCGCTACCGGCCGAAGTCCCCAATACGACGACTTCAACAGGGGACCATCCACCGATTCGACCATCACCGCGACGTCCAGCGCTGCCCAATCGGCCGGGTTCAGCAACACGGCGTTGGGGGTCGCGAACCCGTTGGTTTGCACGGTCGCGATCCCGACCCGGATTGTGGACAGCAACGAATCCCCGCCCGCAGCGGAACCCGTCACCACCGGGATCGTCGCGTCATTCAAAAGCGCGGTGGTCACCGCGCCTTCCAACGCGGTGAAGATGCCTTGACGCAACCGGCCTTCCACAATCGCTCGGATTTGCGGTATGTCTTCCAGCGCTTGCCGGGTGATTGCCTTCCAGTGTGCGTACGTGTCCAGCGTGTCGGTTTGCGGGGTCGCGGTCATGTTGGCTTCCGGCTTCAACGCACCTTCGGCCACGATCGACGCCGCGTCTTGCGGGTTGGGAACCCACTTGATCCATTCCACACTGTTGGACCCGGTGGTGACCTTCCCCACGACGTCCAGCACCGGGGTTAGCGCCGTGTACGCGGGGGGTGTGTAGACGTAGGGGGGAATCGTCCCCGGCCACGATCCGACGTCGATCGCGGCGCGCTCGGCGAGGGGGGTCGGCACGTTGACCCGTTGGGAAGCACCGGTCCCCATGTACGTTTTGAACGCGTCGGAATCCACGAACACGTCCCCCCAACCCTTCACGGGTTCGGGGACCGCGGCACGCGTCGCGGGGACCAGCGCGGTGGTCGGTGGGGTTTCCAGTTGTTCGCGCAGTCGCGCGTAAGCGCGCTGCGATTCGGCTTGGCTTCCGTATTCCGTCAACTGCGCGTCAATCTGCGCGCATCGTTCCGCCCACGCTTTCATGGACGATTGTTCGGTGTCGGTGAGATCGCGGTCTTCGTCCGCAGCGCGCGCGGCCAAATCGGTCGCGGCTTGGGTCAACGAATCGCGTTCACTGGTCAAACGGGACAGATAGGTGATCATCCGATGTGCTCCCACATGCAACGAAGTAACGGGGTCGTTGCGGGTGCATCGGGTGACACCGCCACCGGTGTTCGGGTTCCCCCGTCGGGGACGTGAACACTGGCCGTGCCGGACCGCGCGAGCCGCGGTTAGTTGTCAGTGCAATGAACGGTACGACAACGGGGGGATGGGGTCAAGGTTCACCGTCGGACGGTTTTGGAACGGTGCCAGCAACGTGGCCAGATCTTGCGCGTTGCGGACGGCCAACACCCCCGCGCCTTCGTACGCGGGGATCCCGACCAGCGACGTTTCCACCAACTTCCCTTCGCGGACTTCGCGCACACCGTCGTCCCCGCGACCCACGCGCAGTTCCACGAACCCGCACGACAACCCCGCGTAATAACCATGCCGGACGTCTTCCAACACCGCGTCCCCGTCCGCGCCTTCGTTCACCGCGAACGTGCCGACCAGTTCCGTGGACGTGTCGTCCCACTTGCGCGAATAACCCACCACACGATCCCGTCCGTGGTTGACCAGTAGCGGGATCTTCGCGCCGCGGTGTTCGATCGTCCGACGGAACACACCTGGCATGATCCGTTCCCCGGCGGGGTCCCCGGCCAGCAACGTCACTTCGTTGTACGGTGCCGCGACCCCGACAATCGTTCGGGACGTGGTGTCCACGTTGCGGACTTCCATGTGTAGTTCAGGCATCATGCAACCCCCACGGTTTGCATCGGTGGTCTATCTTCCAGCTCGCGCACTTCGTCCACCGTCAACCACCCGGACGCGAGCGCGGTTGCATACGCGTTGTAACGGGTTGCCGTGTCGGCACGAAGCAACGCGTCGGACGTGATCTTCAACGACGTTCCCCGCGGCAACTGCGCGTCCAACGTGGATTCCACCCGACGCATCCACGGAAGCAACGTGAACGTGCGCAGTTCGATCATGCGGGATTCAACGTTCGCGTAGGTGGACGAATCACCCGGCACACCCAACATGTGCGCGGGGACCCCGAACGCCATCGCCACGTCCCGTGTCGTCCATTCCTTCGCGTTGGCCAACTGCGCGTCCACCGGACTGATCGCGATGGGGACAAATTCGGTGGTCGCGTTCAGCACCGCGATCGACCGTTTGGAATTGCCGTGTTGTGCCAGCCACGTTGTCTTCAACCGTTGCGCGCCATCCGCGTCCATGTTCGGTTGGGTGGACTTCAAATATCCGGCGGGGACACCGGACGTGAACACACCGGCGGCGTACTGACGAACCGTCGCGGCCAACCCAAGTTCGGCACCGTGCGACGTGATCACACCATGCCCGCGTCCGTACCAATACGGGGGACGGCCACGAAGATGGACGATCGAACCGGCCGGTAACGGGACGTCCCCCACCCAATACGTTCCGGCTTCAATCGTCACTTGCAACGGGTGCAACTGCCACAACGGTGGTTTGGGTGCGCCCGTCTGGTCCCGCACCGGAACGTAAAGAAACCCGTCCCCGAACCACAACGCCGCGGTGATCCACTGCGCCCAAAATTCGACCGCGGACAACCGGACGTCCAGCAACGTGCCGGGATCAATCACCCGGCCGTCCACCCGTAACGCTTGGGGGTCGGTGACCCAATCCGGGGTCGGCAAATGTTCGTATTCGCCGCGCAGCACGCGCCACGGCATCCCCGCGATGGTGTCCACGATGATGGACGTGCACTGCGTCACGGACGGCAACGTGGAAAACCCGGTGGGGTCCCCCGCGACCAGCGGCGACCCGAACGGACCACCCGTCCCGTCCGAAGATCCTTCCGGACCCGACCACCACAACCACGGCGCGTCTTGTTCCCACCCGTCCGGACTATTCAGCAACACGTCGCGGCCATCCGTCACGGCACGGACACGCGCGCCACGCGGGGAATCGATCGGCGACCCCGGCACCGTGCCTTGACGTTTGACCAGTTTCACGACACGCCCTCCAACATCAGAATGCAACCCAATCTTGTTTCGTTGCAAGCGCACCAATCTGCCGCGACCATTCCCACATGGCCAACGACACCGCGACCAGCGGCGCGCCACCATCCACCCGCGACCAAACCCACGCTTGGCCAACCGTCCGCCGGTGTGCCATCGCCGCGGACGCGTTCAACACCAACGACGGACGAACCCGTGCCGTCCCCGACGTCACCGCGTCATAAAACCCTTGGCACGCCGCCGCGAGCTCTCGGGTGGACGTCACCTTCAAACGGTCCGGACACACCAACTGCAAACGTGAAGCAACCGTCCCCGCCGGACCAGCCGCGTCAACCACCACCGACAACGGATCCCACTGTCCGACCAGATCCACCAAACGGTCCGGCACCGCGGCCGCGGGCATGGTGTCCACCACTTCCACGATCCCGTCCACACAACCGACGATCACCGATTCGGAACGGTCCAACGGAATGTCCGCCGCGAACACCGGCCGTCCATCCGGCAACGGGTCATCATGTCGGCACGCTTCCCACACCGGCGCCGGAAGCACCCGTATATCGGCTTCCGTGCGCCACCGGTTGCCGTATTCGTGCGCGAATTGCCACGCGGGCATTTGTTCCGACGCGACTTCCAACGCTTCACGACGCGGACCACCCGGACGTCCCGCGGCAGGATGGGCGCGCCACACCGCGTCCAACAGATCCCCGGCGGGGACGTCCGAACCAATCCCGTATTCGATCAACGCGACATGACCACTGGTCGTTGACTTCGCAACTTCCATCTGTCGGTGAAGGAACACCGACTCTGGACCACCCGCGGTTGACGTGATCCACACTTGACCATCACGCGTCGCTTGGGTCGGCAACACCGCGGCCATCAACCCGTCCCCTTGATGCGCGTCAAAGAACCGTGCTTCGTCAATCACCACCAAATCAGTAACGGACCCGTGCAACGAATCTTCCGCCGGTGCGAAAATCCGCAATTGGGACCCATTCCAGAATTCGACTTCCTCGGCACCGATGCCGGAACGAACCCGGTAGTCCCACTTCGACTTTTGGAATTGGTGGTGGAAGCTTGCCACCGGTGCTTCCACCAACCCCGACGCACGAAGCAACCGGACCAGCTCGCGGAACCGGTACACCGCGTCCATCCGGCTTTGTGCCGTGTACCACACTTGCGCGCCGTCGTTGCGAAGGCAACGGTCCACACACACGATGAACGCCAGTCGGGTTTTCCCCGATTGGCGCGGGACGGATACGACCACGATCGGGTAGCGCCACCGATTCTTGACCCGTGCCAACCCGACACCACCGGCGCGTGCTTGCCACGGGTGCGGTTTCATGCCCAAAAGGAACGCGGTGGCCGTGATCGGCTTCGTGTCCCCACGTCCCCCGGAATGATGCCGGGGGATCAGTCGGGTTCCGTTTGCTTTGTTCGGCATCGTTCCGGTTCGTTGGTGACAGTGCAAAAACAATGGGGAAGCGCCGGGTACGATCGGGTTCGTTGGGCAGAAAAAACGGGACCTTCACCACGGCGGACCATCCCCCACGATTATGGGTGGTTTCTCCCGCAACTTTCCACTACCGGGGGTCCCCCTCTTCCGGAACACCACCAAGTAACTGTGATGCCTTCGGCATCGGCGCACGGTGAAGATGTTGTGTCCACCCGGACCCGGACCGGTGTGGTGGACGATCAGATCCCACGTCACTAGCCCGAGCGCGGTGGCAAGGTTGAGGCGCTGCGGCCGCTGTTGAATACAACAGACGCAGACTTCCCGCTCGTGATCGCGACTTTACTCGCTGCGCTCTACCCCGGCAAAAATTATCCGGTTCTAGTTCTTTATGCTGTGCAGGGCGCCGCCAAAACTTATTTTCTGCGAAAGCTGCGGAGCTTGACTGATCCGCACCTGGTCGAGACTTGCTCGCTGCCGTCCAGCGGTCGCGAGCTTTTCATCGCCGCCCGTAACAGTCACGTGCAGGCGTTCGAAAACGTCTCGAAGCTGTCCGATCAAATGTCAGATAACCTGTGTCGACTGGCGACCGGGTGGGGGTTTGCGTCT